TTACTTAGCTTGGGAATTGGCTAACTTTTCAGCGAGGTTAGCCAGTAGTTTCTGCCCGGCAGTGTCTGACAGGGTGCGCTGATCAGCGGCCTTGGTGTACCGGGCGACCTCGCTGTCAGTGGTGTGCCGTCCACGCCTTGATCTCCTGATTGGAGCATCCAGCCTCAGCGAATCGGCGAGCGGCGGCTTTGCGCAGACCATGGGCGGAGCACTCCGGGAGTGCCGGCCTCGTCGCACCACTTGCGGAACTTATTTCCAAAGCCCTTCGCGCTGAACTGGCGCCCGTGCTCGTTCAGCACGAAGACTCGGGCGGTGCTCGCCGTCGCGACCAGCGACGCAGCGAGGGCGGGCATGATCGGGAGAGAGACCTCGGCTTTCGTCTTCTCCTGGATCAGTTCGAGGCGGTCGCCGTGCACGTTGCCAGACCCAAGCCGGCGGACATCGCCCCCGCGCTGGCCCGTCCACAGCAGGAGATCGAACGTCAGGCGCGCCATCGTCCCGCGGACGTGCTTCGCCTCATAGGCGGCGATCTCGTCTTCGGACCAGCTGTGGAAGCCGGAGCCCTCCACCTTGAACGGCCGAGTCGCCACGACCGGGTTGGATGTTGCCATCCCGATCCTGACGGCAAATTTCATGAGCGCCGATAGGCGCTTCCGAAGCATGTTGGCCGCCGTACGGTGCGGCAGCAGTTCGGCGAGCATTGCCTCGACGTGGCGGGCCTGAAGATCCCGCACCATACCACCGCCATAGCGCTGCCCTTTCCGGGTGCGGTCTCGCCAGCGGTCAAGCGTCCCGCGGTAGATGACCCGCGTGCGCTCGCCCGGATTCAGGAAATCGGGTGAGCGGTAGTACCGGGTAAGCAGGTCGTCGAAAGTGCCAGGTACGGCCCGATCGCCAGCAACCTCGATCTGAGGGGCGACATCGCCGGTCTCGCACGCGTGCAACTCAGCAAGGAACTCGGGCGTACCGGGTTCGTGCTGGAAGTAGTAGGGCGCGCGGCCCTTTCGTCGGTAGCGATACCGCATCTTGCCGTGCCGGTCGGCAAAGCCGCTGACGTGGCGAGGCAACCAACGTCTTCTCACGCGAACATCCCGTCGAAGCTGTTCCCCGAAGCAACTGGCGCTCCATCCACCGGCGTCACCGTCATTCGCCGAGCCTCGATCTGGACCTGAACGCGAACGCCAGCCTTCGCCGCAGCGCGCAGGACGCGCGTCAAATCTGTCTGCCGCACGGATGCGGCGCGCTTTCGTGGAGTGCTCATGCGGCTTCCTGCTGCTGCTCAGCGACGGCCGCGGTGATGCGGCGGACGGCGGTGGCGAAGTGATCGGGATTGTGCTCCATGCCGGTGAAGCGCTTGCCGGCGCGGATCGCGGCGACGCCGGTCGAGCCGGTGCCCAGGAAGGGATCGCACACGCTGCTGCCGGCCGCGTTCGTAACGATCTTGGACATCAGCTCGTCTGGCTTCGTCGTGGGGTGATCGTGTCGTGCGGCACCCCAAGGCGAGCTGATCCGACTTACACGGAATAGATCAGGCATGGCGCCGCCTGGGTGAAAGCCGCGGTTCCACGCGTGCACGTAGAATTCGGCATCCGGGCAGTAGTGCTTGTTCGCGATCGGCTGCGGGTTCGTCTTTTGCCAGACGCAGAGCGCGTGGCGGTGGAACTGCCCTTGCATGCGACCCAGCAGCTCGGCGAGCTGATCGTTGTGCGCGAAGACGATCGCCGCGCCGCATAGCAGCGGGTTCACGATATCCATGTCGAAGCCGCGGTGCAGGTTCTCGGCGACGATCCGATCGAACATTGGGCGCCGCTTCCGATAGCTCCCACCACCAGTTGCGTTGATGAAGTAGGGCGGATCCAGCACATCGGCGTCGTGGAAGCCGACCGTGTGCCGTAGCTCGTAGGCGTCACCGCAATAGAGCGTGGCGGGTCCGATCACGACCGGCTTCATCGCGTCGCCTCGATCGCCTGCTCGATCTCGAGCTGCTCAGCGTCGGCGAGATGCTGCCCGTAACGAACCGACAGGTAGACGTCAGACCAGGTCGCATGGCCGGTCGCGTCATGATGACGCGCAGCCACCCCCTGCGCATTGCCGCCGCGCCAGTGTGCGTCCGACCCATGACAGACGAAGCACCCAGCGGTGACGTCGCGGCTGGTGAACGTTTCGCGGGTCACCCGAACCACCCGTCGTCGCTGTCGCACGAGTCACAGAGATCGTCCTGAAGGTTGAACGCTGTTTCGCCACAGGCACGGCAGGGTGTTGCCGCGCGGGAATAGTCGACCGCTCGGAAGGCAAGCGTATCGTGCCAGGCCACCTGACTGGCGTAGGTCGCCGCCCGCAGCTCTCCGTCGATACTGATCGTGACCAGACGAGCCTCCCCGTCGATATAGGGCGAACCGAACGGGTCGACGCGCCGGAAGGCGAGCGCGTCGATGTAAGTATCGACCGGCCAGGTGATCCCGTCAGCCTGGATCGTGCGCGCGTGCTGCATCAGCGGGCCTCCCGCTGGCCGGGCACCCGACCTTCCAAAGCATCGCTCAGGGCGGCAGGCACGTCCGTCAGGCCGAAGGGCTCAGCTGGCATGCGCAAGCTCGGCGGGGACCGTCTCAGGCTGCGAGCAGGCGGCGCGTATTCGATGGCGGCGGCGAACGTCGGGGCGTTGCCGGCCGGCCAGAGCACCATGCACAGGGCGATGGCGCTCATGACAGCTCAGCGCGCGTATAGGCGCCGACCGCACGTCCGTAGGCGAGCGCCAACACGCTCCTGCCCTGGATGATGTCCGCGGAGACCTGGCCGAGTGAGACGGCACCCTCGGCGCGGCGCGCGGCGATCCAGTCGCGCAGGTCGGCGCGCACGGCAAGCATGGCGCCTATGACAGCGGTTTCGAGGCGATCGGGCGTCACGACATCGCGGATGCGATAGCTCGCGCGTAGCGACGCTAGATCGATGTCGGGCAGCCAACCGTCGTTCGTCACGACGCCATCGGGCGCCGTGCTCCCTGGCGGCGTAGCCATCGGGATGATGATCGTGCTCGCCACGGCGTCAGCGCCCCTGCAGCATGGGGCCGATCGCCGCGACGGGACGAGCAATGCCGCGACGGCGAGGCTCAGAGCGATCACGGTGGGCAGCATGCGACGGCAGTCCTCTTGAAGTTCACGGGGGTGGGGGACCGGGTCGGGAGCGGCCCTGCGACCCGAAGGTCTCCCGCTCCGCGCGATCCGCCCCCGAGCGCCGGGGGGCGAGCTGTTCAGCCGGCTTGGTCCTGGTCGGGACCGGCATTGTCCTGGTCGGGCGCGGGCAGCGCAGCGAGCGCGCGTCGCAGGCCCTTGATGTGCGTCTTCACGCCCACGCGGTTGTTGAGCGTCTGCGCCGCCTCGAGCTGCTCAATCGCGCGTGCGATCGTCGGACGCGCCACGTCGGGGTCGGCATCGCCTGCCGCGCGCGCCAGCTCGACGCCGATCGCCTTCAGCAGCTTGGCCCGCGGTTCGTCGTGCATGTCGACGCCGGCGACGAGTTCCTCGACCTGCTCGAGCACGGCGAGCGGAAACGACTGGTCGATCGCCTGGGCTTTGAGCGCGGCCTCGGCGATCAGCTCGAGCACGAGGGTGGCGGCGTCGCGCTGATAGCGCGACGGCATCGGCACCTGGTGGCGCAGCACATGCGCGGCCAGCTCAAGCGCGCGGGAATAATCCTCGGTGTCGATCGACCACACCATCATGGTGGGCAGCACTTCGTCGGCGCCGGTGGGCGAGAGCGGCCCAGGGGGGAGGCGCGGCCGGCCTCGAGCACGCCGTCGCACCAGTCGCGGTATTCGGGCAGCATCTCGCGCTTGGCCGCGACCTTCAGCGTCACGGCCTTTATCTGGGCGAGCCGGCGCAGGGCATGGGTGAGGCGCAGCTTGATCGCGGCAGCCGCGCCAGTCGGCTTGACCGCCTGGTCCGCTGCGGCCGGCGGTGAGCCGGTCGCAGCGGTGGGGGCGAACCCGCTCCCGGAGGCAGGAGCAGACGCCGCTTTGATGGCCAGGATGCGTTCCTGGGTGCGTCGAGCAAGGCTCATGGCGTGTCCTGTGGGAGCGCGCTACGGGTGGGGCAGGCCGGACGCTTATTCGGGTGCGAGTTCGTCGACGACACCCTGTCCGCCTTCAAGTTCAACGACATGATGGCGCTGGGCTGTGACAGCCTGGTCAAATGGACCGACTTCGATCCCGACGCGCCCCGGCCGCTCGGCAACAAGCCCGTCTGGGCCGGCTATGATCCGCAGAACAGCGAGACGGGCGACAATGCCTCGCTGGTGATCATCGCGCCGCCCGAAGAGCAGGGCGGCACCTTCCGCGTGCTCGAGCGCCATCCGCTGCGCGGCCTCGACTTCGAGCAGCAGGCCGAGTTCGTCCGCGCGATGCTGTCGCGATACAACGTGACCTACCTCGGCATCGACGCGACGGGCGTCGGCGCCGGCGTCTACCAGCTGCTCGCCAAGCCCGGCTCGGCGATCACCGGCGTGCGGAAGATCGAATATTCGCTCGAGGTGAAGACCCAGATGGTGATGAAGGCGCAGAACCTGGTGCGCCGCGGCCGGCTCGCCTTCGATCTCGGCCATCTCGACATCGTCAGCTCCTTCGTCTCGATCAAGAAGACGATCACCGACAGCGGGCGCAACGTCACTTTCAAGGCCGGCCGCCGGGGTGACGACGGCCACGCGGATCTCGCCTGGGCGATCATGCACGTGCTCATCAACGAACCGCTCGACGGCAAGGAACGCCCGACAGCCACCATGGAGATCCTGTAATGAGCAAGCGATCCCGCGCGACGCGGCAGATGTCGCGGCGCGAAGCCCATGCCGCTGCGGCCGGCGCGATCGAGGCGGCGCCTGCCAGCGCGACGGCGATCGAGGCGTTCACGTTCGGCGAGCCCGAGCCGGTGCATAACCGGCGCGAGCTGATCGACATGGCGGAACGCTGGCACAACGGGCGCTGGTATGAGCCGCCCATCTCGGTCGACGGGCTGGCGCGGGCGTTCCGCGTCTCGCCGCACCATAGCTCGGCGATGATCCTCAAGCGCAACCTGCTGGTGGGCGCGTTCAAGCCGACGCCCTGGCTGTCGCGCGCCGCGTTCGAACGGCTGGTGCAGGACTATCTCGTCTTCGGCTTCGGCTTCCTCGAGCAGCGGTTCAACATGCTGGGCGGCTTGCTGCGGCTGGATCACTCGCTCGCCAAGTTCACGCGCGTCGGCGTGGAGGAGGGCAGGGCGTTCTATGTTCCCGGCCACGTTCCCGAGACCGAGTTTCGGCCCGGCAGCGTGATCCAGATCATGCAGCCCGACGTGAACCAGGAGATCTACGGCGTTCCCGAGTATCTGTCGGCGCTGCAATCCGCGTTGCTTAACGAGGCGGCAACGCTGTTCCGGCGCCGCTACTATCTCAACGGCAGCCATGCCGGCTTCATCCTCTACGCGACCGGCACCTTCGCCGAGGGCGACACGGGCAAGATGCGCGAGGCGCTGAAGCAGGCCAAGGGTCCGGGCGACTTCCGCAACCTGTTCGTCCACGCGCCAGACGGGAAGGAGCATGGCATCAAGATTCTGCCGATCGCGGAGGTGGGCGCAAAGGACGAGTTCCTGGGCATCAAGAACGCGACGCGCGACGACGTGCTCGCCGCCCATCGCGTGCCGCCCCAGCTGCTCGGGATCGTGCCTGCGCAGGGCTCCGCGTTCGGCAACCCGACCGACGCGACCGGCATGTTCTGGCTGCTCGAGATCGTGCCGATCATCAAGCGGCTGCTCGAGATCAATGCGCAGGTGGGCGTGGAGGCGGTCGCCTTCGAAAACGACAATCAGCTGCTGCCGAGCGCGGCAGCCGCATAGTTTCTGACGTCCGGTCACCCGACCGGGCGGGGGAAGCCGGGTTGCCGCCCGGCCAACCGACGAGGGGAAATCTCGCCACGACACGATCGGCCAGCCGGCCGTCCCGCACCCGCATTTGCGCGGGCGGGATCTCTACAAGGCGAGATTTTCCAACATGTCACGTTCTATTCCTGTTCTCCCTGTCGCTCCCGCGGCCGGGTACATCGGCGGCAAGCGCAACCTCGCGCGCCGCGTCATCGCACTGCTCGGCACCATCCCGCACGACAGCTATGCCGAGCCGTTCGTCGGCATGGGCGGGATCTTCCTGCGCCGGCCGACCAGGCCCGCGGCCGAGGCGATCAATGACGTCTCGGGCGACATCGCCACCTTCTTCCGCGTGCTGCAGGAGCATTATCCCTACTTCATCGACATGCTGCGCTGGCGGGTGGCGAGCCGGGCCGAGTTCGAGCGGTTGCGGGCGATCCCCGGCGATCGGCTGACGGACCTGCAGGGCGTAGTGATCGAGCAGCTGGGCTGTGGCGAGTTCATCCGGCGCTATGATCGTGATGGCGCGCTGTTCTACCTCGATCCGCCCTATTGGGGCTGCGAGACGGACTATGGCCAGGACGTGTTCGGCCGCGCTGACTTCGCCGCGCTCGCCGACCAGCTCGCCGGCATCAAGGGTGCGTTCGTCCTGTCGATCAACGACACGCCCGGCGCGCGCGAGGTGTTCGGGCGATTCGCCATGATCGAGGTGCCAGTGACCTACACGGTCGGCGCCGGCGCCCCGAAGAAGGTGGGCGAGCTGATCATCAGTAACCGTCCGATTCAAGGCGGCCGCATCGCTTAAATGGTGCTCGGGCTGGCGGTCGCCGCCGGCCCGATGTCCACTTTCGGGAAGCGCTTCGCCGAGCGCGAACGTCCGATGGTGGTGGTTAGCTGCCGTTCGCAGAAGGGCGGTTGGCCCACTCCCGCACGGCTGCCGTGGCATCGTTGAGCATGGTAGCGAGGCTGTCCACCGGACCGTCCCATGTTCGGTGATGCTCGCTGTCGTCGTCGGTATCGACCGAGGCTGCCGAAACCACGATCCGACCGGCAGACGGTGGTTGGACCCAAATTTGGAAGCATTCCAGCGGGCGTAGACCCGGTAGATAGGCGAACCTTGCAGGCTTGTCCGCCCACTCTTCAAACAGCTTCTTGACGTTGGCATTCGCCCAAGCGGCGATGGTCGCGTCTACCTCTTCATAGCCGGTCATACTGACAACATGCGGCAACCACGGAACGTCTGCAAATGGGCGATAGCCGACTAGCGGCTTTTCGTCCTGACAGCGGTCGGTCCGCTTCGGGCCGGTGGATTGCCAAACTTGCGCACGAACGGCCGGGGAGGGGGATGGCGGAACGAGGGCAGCTGTTCATCCCGGCGTCATCTATACGGAACAAGACTTATCAGGTTAAATCCGGCGAAAGCTCAGTACAGGAGATCACGTATGCGTAGTCTCGTTCCATTCGTTACATTGGTTGGGATAGTGGCAGGGATGCCGGCCCATGCTCAGACGGTTAGCTCGGCACCTCGCAGCGTTGGCCCCCGCGCGTACAGCCGCATCGAGCTCCAGCAGATCTACCATTATCGGCTGAAGGGGCTTCGGGACGAGGCGCTACGCCGGAAGGCAGCGGACGGCGGAACCCTCAGCCCGCAAAGTCTAGCCGATCTGCAGGGCAAGCTCGATCGGATCAACGCCGTGCGCATCCGGGACGCCAGACGCAACGACGTGATGTCACTCGACGCCTTCGGCCGGGACGTCCGCCCGAAGAGCTAGGGGTCGGCGCCGCCGCGATCGGGGTAGAGCGGCGCCACCCTTGATGAGTTCAAGGGACTTCAAGCGAGAGCCGGGCGGCGGCGTAGCCCTGGGGAAGCGGTCCGGCCGCTTTCAGGCGCTCCGACCGCCGCCGGTCCCTGTGAACGGGCAGGAATAGTGGAAGCGACACGCTTTGACGTGGGCCGGGATGAATCGTCATGGTGATCGCCTCCGACCTGATTAAGCGAAAGGAACGCAAGATGATGAGATTAGTGATTGCTAACCTGATCGGCCTGATTGCCACGCCTTGTCTTGCAGACGGCTTCGTCGCGCCGCCACCCGCGCTTCCCGCGGTGCCAAACTGGCCAGCCATCAATCATTCGTACCATCGATCGCTGGAGAAGCTGCGGCAGGAGGCAATTGCTCAGCGGGCGCGTGACGGCGGGAGCCTGTCGGCAGCATCAACCGCGACACTGCAGATGCGCTTGGATGTGATCAACCGTGAGTACGAGAAGCAGCAGCGCAACGCTCGGCGTAGCACGATCAATCTGCTAGATAATTCCTGGCGATGA